TTAGTTCTAATCTCTCGTGAGTCTTATTGATGTCGTCAAAACGTCCACACCATGCCGCCACAATTTTATCCTGTTCTATAAATGTCTCTACCTTTTCACCATCATTTTTGGTTACTTCAACAGGTGTCTTGTACACATATATTGAACACAATGATTCAGAGGTAGTTGTTTTACCTTCTGACACGGGGTCAATGCTTGCATAGTACATTCCAAACTCGGGATTCTTTACCGGTCTTTCCCATACAACAAGTACTCCGGTTTTATCTTCAGTATCTTTAGTAATAGGAAACTCTCTAATGGGTAATTTATTTGTATCGGCTACAGTTGGATTTCCATCAGTTCCTCTGTAAATGTCTAAGAACTCATATGCATACATCTTATCTTCTATGCGACGCATCTGCGCGGTTACCAAGTGTTGAGGAAACGCAGATACAGTTCTAAAGTCAAATGCTTCCTTGATGTTTCTAGGGTGCTGCGAGATACGCAACTGATACTCTTGAGGATCTAACTCTCGTTTCCATTCTGCAAATTGTTCATCTAGTGCTTTAAGAGCCTCCTCTACTTTAGAGTTACCAAACTCGTCAATGTAGGGTGGCATAGACCATTGCTCAGGAATAAACAATCCCGTTCTTCCTATAACACCGGTCTCATCTATTAGATCTGATTCCACTGAAAATATGTCATTTGCATCTGGGCGAGTAATCATCTTTTTTAGGGGATCACATTGCGACAAGTCACCGACAGATCCTGCTGCAATGAACATACCTGTAGTCATGAAACCAGATTTCATAGCAGGACGGATATACTCAAATGTTGTATCCATTTTAGGAGCAATACCTGCTTCCTCGTGAAAGAAGTATTTACATGGTCCCCCTACCCCGTTAGTCGGATCTTTCTCAAAGGACATCCCTTGCATTACGCCTTTGAGACCTACTTCCGACTTACGCTTTTGTGGTCCAGATACTGTTTCAATTTTCTGTTGCCACATCATAACCTTATTGGGGTTCATAGGGCGGTACCATGCGGTATGTTGGTTTAAGAATGCTTCGTATTCATTAAGGAATTTCCAAGTTCCTTTTTCGTTAATATAGTCTTTAAGACTTGCACCCATCTTAAGGGTAACCCCTTCTTCAAACCATATCTGGTTAATTAACTTACCTGCATGGTAGTATGATGATGCAATCTGACGTTTCTTTAGAATAGCAGCGTGTCTATAATTTAACTCTGCTAGACATTCGTATAATGCTAGGTGATACTGTGCATCACGGACATCTGCGAATCCAAACTTTTGAATCTCCTTATTAAAGATTGGTAAGAAGTTTAACCACATGTAATAATCTCGTGGGATATACCAACTGTTACCATTATTCTTATAGATAACACCTACTCTACATTTATTCTTTTGGTCATTCCAGTATTGAATAAAGTCTTTAGTTCCTTGAGGTGCTTTACAGTAAAAACTAAATTCATTAAATTGTCTAGCCTGTTCATTAAACATCTTGCTGGTTTCATCAAACTGATATTTACCAGGCTCTTTAAATATGCTTTCAACAAATAACTTGAAATCATCACGGGTATCAAAAGTGGTCACTGACCACTCTCCATTTTCCCATGTAGGAATTTCTATATTATACTGTTTTAGCATGTTTCTTTTTTAGTGTGTGTAAGAGGTCTTTAAGTTCTTTGAAACCTCTAGGTTTAATAAGTCCATTAAGGTATTCGACAACAAGGTCTTTAGGGACAGCGTGCCATTTCTCTTGATAGATGTTATAGTGTAAGAAGTAATCATAGAGATAGTTACATTTGGTCATATGCAAGTCCCGCACCCCCGCGCGCGCGACCTTGTTGCTCTTCTTGTAAGTCTTTGTACGCGCCTTTGTATGCTTCTCGGATTTGTTGATACTTTGCGGCCGCGTTAACGAGCGCTGTGAGGTTACCGTCTCTTCCATCTGTTATATTTGTTGTTTCCATATATCTACCAAGTCTATCAAGCATTTGCTTAATACCGTTGTAGGCTCTGGAGGTTGGTGTTTCATATAGTTTTCTGCAGAACTCTAATGCCCCTGGAATATGATCATCCTCTGAACTAAAGTCTGCTTCTATTTCGTCTAATATAAGTTCTTCTTTATCATCTTCGGCGATGTGGAAGAAAGGATTTATATCTGGATTAGGGCACGTCATGTAGAATAAGTATTGATAAATCTTTAGGTGATTATCAGGATACTCATCCATAATTCTTTTTAATGTAGGTAGTGTATAACAACTTTCGCTTGGTATCATTACCCCATTCTGTATGTCAAATAACTTAACCAGCATCTTCTATTTTATTTATTGTGTAATAGTAACTATTAGAGTCTTCGGATACCCATTTATCGGATTGAGCCTCAACAGATTCTATATGTGTATCTACTTTAAATGTAGACGGTTCTATAGGAAATGGTTTTGTAATCCAATTAGAATCTTTCCAATATATTCTGTTATTAGGTTGGCACAATAGATACCCATCATCTGCTATTAATATATGCCCACATTTGTAGTCAGAAGGTTCATCCGAATAAGGATTTTTATACCAATCTACAGTTGTTAGATATGTTGCCCATATCAAAGTACCATCCTTTAATACTACTTGACAACGTTTCTCATATAAGTAGTCATAGGTTATAACAGATACATTTTCTGAAAAGCAGTCCCATAGTTGTTTAAAATGGAATGGGATATCATTAACAGGTTCCTTGATATATATTTCAGATAGTGGAACTCTTGACCTAAGCATACCATAGTCGGTCATTACGTGAAACGTTAGTATTTTACCGGCACAGGATTGTATCGCAAATGCGTAAGCCTTATGATATTCATTTGCATCTTCTTCTCTTTTTGTAAAGTGAGAAACTTTCACATAACACTTGAATAGTTCTATATTCTCGTTTAGTTTAGACATTATCCTTTAACTTTTTTATTATACTTATGATTTCGCTCTTAAGATAAGGTACGTTATATTCTACAATTTCATCTACTACAGGCTCTCCGTTTTCATCGTAGAGTACTACTCGGTTATCATATGCATCCTTACCTGCTTCTTTAAATACAATATGTTCTATAACCATTTTACCAGGTTTTAATCTAGGATTATGCTTAAGGATCATATACATATAGAAACTTAACTGTAACGCATAATGGTTAAGATTACAATCGTCCAAGTGATTAACTGGATCAAGCATCCTATCAGTGATTCCTTCCCAGTTAGTATAACCCGCAGTTTTAATTTCTTTATTAGTTTTGTAATCATATATGTTCACTTTTCCGTTTACTACTTCCACTCTATCCGCTTGTCCGCATAATCCTGCACTCTTAAGGTAGGTCATGTGTTCGGGATATATGCCGTCAGATAGTTTTTGATCAGGTGCCTTTTTAATACCGTCAATCTCAATAGGTTTAACCACCGGTACAATGATGTCTTCTCTACTAATAGTTTCGCATGATAACAAATCGCGTTCTCTTTGACCATGATACCATGTACCAAGATTCATTGCTTTTTGTGACTCATTCTTCCATGCTTCTTTGATATCCTCAGGATCCATTCCGTACCATTTGCTTTTCTTCTTTTTAGAAGAACTAATAGCAATAGCATCTGCATCAAAATGTTTCTTAAACTTAGATATAACACCAGTCACACTAGTCCACGCGATATTCTCGCTAGGATCAATACTAGTGTAACTATGCGTCTCGGGTTTAAATACTATCGCCATAATTATCAAGTTTATCGTTTAGTTCGTCTTCTTCTTCTTCGGTCATTACTGCGAACCATCTGCCTCTAGGGCACGCAGAAGACATACTATACGTTTTATACTTAAGCGAGCAACCGCAGTCACCACAACAAGGATGTGTACCTGGTACTTCACACTTAGATCCTTCTAGATCTATAAGAGGACAAGTGGCACATATATCACTTCTGTAACTCGCAATTTTTTCAATCTTCTTACGAGTAAAGTAATAGTTAAATACCCCTTCTAGGATTAACCATTTACTCTTCCAGATCTTCCTTATTTTTTGTAGCATATACTTCAGTTTTAAACTTTATCTTACCTGCTTTTTCTTCTGCGATCTTTTGTTTTAATCCTGCAAACTTTTTTAATTTGTTTTGAGCAGTGTTATAGAACTCAAACTTCTTAAGGTTATTAGGATTAATCTGCTTAACGTAGGTTTCATTTTTAATAATCTCCATCTCTAGACTCTTAGGTTTAACGTATAACATACCTAAGTTGTCTATGTCTATATAGGGATCATCCAATGATTCCATAGTTCTACGTACTTGTGACCAATAGAAAGACACGATATCATTAACCATTGCTTCTGGAATATTTAATTCTTCTGCAACCTCGGCGTAGATCTTATTCGGTTTCTTTGGTTTCAACGTGAGCTATTTTATAGTCTAACAAAATATTGCCATTAATCTGTATCTTTAGGTCATCACTTAAAGATATCTTCTTTTTACTCTTTCCATTCTTTACTACTAACTTACGCTTCTCCGCTTTAGTTATAGCGTTGCGAACCGATTGGCTACTACCAAAAATCTTGTTCTTGGTAGCGGCCTCACAGAATTCGGTTAGTTCCTTCTCCCCTGATAGAGCAAGAAAAGTAAGACAACTTAAGTCTTGATCAGATACATTCAATGCTTTTAAATGGCAATGCACGGCTAGTTGGAACTTGACAATACTCCACAAGTCCATTCTAACTACTTTTCGTACCTGATTAACTACGGCCATTATTTCTCTTTCTTAAGGGTTCTTTGTTTAGGATGCACAGGACCTGCTTCTTCAGTAGGTTCAGTCTCCTCAGGAGCAGGAGCAATAATTTGAGCAATACGCATTTGCGCAACTACTCTACGTAAACGTTGTTCCTCAACGTCTGCTAGTAGAGTTTCATACTTTAATTGAACTTCGATTAAATCGCTTTGCTCTTTGTAACTAGCGATTAATTCTTCTTTTTTAGCGGCCATTTCTTCCGCATTGAATTGTTGGTTTTCCA